CAAGAACACCAAATCGGTGTTGATTTCCTGTACGCTATCTCGGGCTAGGCATCCGATATTTTTGGTGATCGGGTCCAATTCAAAATCGAATACCGAATTGCCCGTAATCTTGTAAATACTATTTGAGCAAAAGATAACCAACTGATCCCGATATACGTGCATGGCAACAGGAGTATCGCCCAATGCGAACTCGAATGCACCGTCAATAGCGTCAAAATCATCGTCTGTGTTAGGAGCAGTACAAATAATAGTGTCGTCCGTGTGACCACCATAGAACACAACTCCCTTAAACTCACATGCAAATTTAGGATTTGTTGGTGATCCAGCACCGTTGATTAGCGTGTAGTTGGTCCCATCGAATTTGGCAGCAGGGTTCACACCATCACACATAATGACGCGGCGTTCTCCCCCCATTGCGTATTTAGTGAAGTGGTATTTATTTCCAGCAGTACGAGTGGCAATAGATGCTCCCCAACCACTGCCAGTACCAAAATATACATCGTCTTCACGACACGCTAGGACACCAGAAATGCCGCCAGAATATGTATGCACACAAACGCCCAACACCTTTCCAGTGCCGGGAACTTCGTCTTCGTCGTATTCTGTAAAACCGTTAATGCGCCTATAGCCGCCGTGAATACTAGGCTCCATATTTACTAGAGCAGTAGCTTCACCCGGCTCATAATCCAAGGGGTCCTCATTGATGTTGAGGCCACCTCGACATTTAACGGGAAAGGTTTTCCATCTATCCATTATGTTCCGTACAATTCATAAACGATTACTGCGCCATTGGCACCATTACCACCAACGCGGCTAGTAGTAGCATTTCGACCACCACCTCCACCTCCGCCACCGGGCCACATTCCATGGCGTCCTACAGCTTCGGTGCCGCTAATACCTCTGCCGCCTTGGCCAGCCCACAGGGGTGCAACACCTAAGTTAGTAAGATATATCTCAAATCCTGCACTTTGGGCACCACCAGCGCCGCCGCCATGACCTCTATATGTGTCTGTCCATAAGCCGGGTTGGGCACCTAGCGCACCGTCATAATTAAAATCCCCACCAGATGCAGTTCCCCCAGTAGTGTTCGTGGCAGCGCCGTTTCCAGCTAAGCCACCACTTCCAAGGCCAGCAGTCACGTGTGCACCGAAGGTAGAAGTGCTAGTGCCGGGGTTTCCCGCACCAGTAGCTGTTCCGCCTGTTCCGCCAGTACCTACGGTTATAGTTTCTGTGTTGTTAAGTGAGGCCGCTACAATATTCTTATAGCACCATCCACCGCCTCCGCCGCCCGCACCTACGCGAGCGTTGGTATTACTTGAGCCGCCCCCGCCACCACCCGGACCAACAGCAATGACTATTACGCCTACGAAATTAGTTGCTGTTGGCTTATTCCATGTAGCGCCTGCGGTGTAGACACGCTGACGAGTGTACGTATTATTAATGCCTAGATTTGTCAGTGCACCAGATGCTGTAGAAGCGCCTGTGCCACCATCTGTCAGAGGAACGTCTGTGCCACCTGCACGATAGATGATGTTCGACTCGATTTGCAGATCACCAGCACCGACCCTAGATAGAGTAGTATCGGTGGCGTGTCCGATATTAACTGCCGTAAATTGAGGGCTATCGCCAGTCCCCAATCCAAGATTAGTTGCCGCTCCTGCGGCAGTAGAAGAGCCTGTGCCACCATCGGTTACTGGTACGTCAGTACCCCCCGCGCGATAGATGATGTTAGCTTCAATCTGTAGATCGCCCGCACTTACGCGGGATAGAGTAGTGTCGCTGCCATGACCGATATTGATGCTCGCAAACTGAACGGTATTGAAAACACCAAGGCCAATACTATCGCGTGCAGTACCGGCAGTTTCCAGCACGAAAGTAGTGCCGTTGCCTACAATGAAACCGCCATCAGTGACAGCAAGGGCTGCGATATCAGTTAATTGAGTATCTAGTGGCTGATAGGTCGAAGCGGCAGATGCTATAGTCAAATACGTAGCAGAAGCTGCGGCAGTAGTTAGATAATTTGCAGCAGTCTCAAGGGCCATGGTACCAAGTCCAAGAGAGCTACGTGCAGTAGCCCCGCTCTCAACAGTCCATGCAGCACCGTCCGCCACAATGAAATTGCCATCTGTCTTGACTAGTCCACCAATGGTAGTGAGGTCACTATCCAAAGGCTGGTAGGTAATGGTGGCATCGGCTATTGTAAGATAGTCGGCAGCAGCTTCTACTGCCATAGTGCCTAGTCCTAGGGAAGTGCGAGCCGCCGCAGCGTCTTCCGTAATCCAAACTGCACCATCACCTACAACGAAATGTCCAAGAGAGGGAGTAAGATCACCAAGCGTGTCTCCATCCCCTGCTCCACCAGCAACTGGCTCCCAGTCTGCGTCAGACGCAATGCCCGTAGATACATACAGTATCTTGGTAACGGTGTCCAAATAGAACAGACCAACAGCAGTAGGCGTAATTGCAGGTACGGTAGTACCAGTAGTCAGTGTAGGTAATTGCTTACCACTGACAGTACGACCATCGCCAACTGCTAAAAAAATGCCGTCTTTGATGTATCGTAATTCGCCTTCAAGCGGAGTGGTTACATCATTGACGGCTTTTGTGTTTGCGTCTAATTTTATCATTACTCAAATGGAGTGATCATTGATCCACGATATGGTAGCTGTCCGGAACGCATTGACTGAGAACGATTGATTAGTTCGATCCTCATACGATCTACACCAGCCTTGAATTTCTTTTCCATCTTGCTGGCGCTCTCGATATTGTCTCGGAACATGTACGCGTACCACATCGCTCCGTCAGTAATTACTTTAACATAACGATCAGGAATAAGCGTCTCATCGTCGTAGTCGGCCAATTCTTCATTGATGACCCAATATACATAATTGACAGTGTATTCTTGATCAGGAACTTTCCATAATCCGATAGCGGGGGCCTTGGTCTGGAACACTACTTCCGGCTTGTTCCATCCAGATGTAGCTGTGGCATTCTCTGCCTGTTCCAGCAAACGCTGTTCCCAATACTCTACGTCAATAGGACGTAACTTGAGAGCAGAAATGTCGTTAGGTTCGTCTTTAGCGATCCAAAAGCTGCCCCAATCTATAGAAGCCATGTCAGCCGGTACTGCGTAAATATAGGTGCCAGCCACAGTATTAAAGGTTCCATCCGCACGAAGAAAAGGCCATTGTCTTTCGGCTGTAAGGATATCATTAACTGCATCATTTACGGCCTCTTTGGCTTGACCATGAAAGCCGGAGGCAGACGCAAACGTACCACTGGTCAGTTGGACTTCGTTCAAGCGACGAAGTACACGGTTTGTCAGACCTAAATAAGTAAGCGCCATACATCTGCCTCCGGACTAGGTATTAAAGGACTGCGGTAGTAGCAGGAGCCTTTTCGTTTACATCAACGATCAGCGCCCATACGCGAAGTTTACCGGCGGTAATAGTGCCACCGTCGGTAATGGTAACAACCGCACGAATAGTCTGTGCAGCAGTTGCCAAAGTTTCGGGAGCCGTGGTCTGCGACGCCAGAAGAGCAGCGTGCCCAACTACGTCCAGTTCCTCGTCGTTAACCCAAACCTTCGTACCATCGGTAATATCGTAGGTCGGGGTCGTGATAGTGCCAGTACCCGTAACGGCGGTAATAACCTCAGAGCTACACTGTAGAACCAGCGTACCAACCGGGAAATTAAACACGTCGAAACGGTCCGTAGTCACAGCATTCTGATCGGCAAAGTCGATCACTGCTTCTACGTACTTGGGGGTGCGCTTGCTTTCAGCAAAGCCGTTAGCACCACCCTTTACGAAATCAGTATATGTAGTCATTCATATCCTCCTATTAGTCTACTTTGTAGTAGCCGAGCGCGAGGCACTTCGGACGAAGAACCTTACGACCGTACAGATGCAGACCACGGACGATATCGCCGAAGCTGTTCTGATCGCGCAGCTTTTCTACAGTCTGAATTTGCGTGGCAGTGGCCGTCGAGGACATGTGCCCAGCAAGCGCAGTATAGCCAGCCGAAGAGGCGGGCATGTTGTTGCTAGTGTAGCAGCGGAAGCCACGGATCAAGCCCTTGGTGACCAGACCATTACGCAGGATCGACGCACTGTCGCCAGTGAAGTCGACACCGATCAGCTTAGAACTGTCTTCCTGCATCTGCTCCCAAAAATAGGGACCAGCAACGAACCAACGGTTGTCCGTAGGAACGTTCTGTAGGTCCATGTTACGCGCAAGGCGGTTCATGAACGACAGCGGGCTGACTTCGGAAGTACCGAAGCCTAGATCAATTTCACCACCGTCAGAGCCATACGTATTGGTGGCGTCGGAAGCAGCTTCGTCAACCATGTAGTCTAGTACATGAGAGTCGTAGCTGTCCTTGACGCTATACGCGGCGCTGGAAGTGGCCAGATCAAGCCAGTTTACGTGGCTGTGCTTGGCTTCGATATCGTCGGTCTTGAATGAAAACGCCTTAGCGCGATCAATCGTGAGGGTGATATCCTCGTCGACGATATCCTGCGGTA